AGGATGTGGACCTATCTATCCGTGTGCTTAAGCGAGGGCTGTGTACTATGTTGATGTATGGTTTCCTCTGTGGAAAACTACGGACTGGCACTGTTAAGGGTGGCAATACTTCCGAGGTTTATAATAATTACGAGGAAGATGCTTCTCTCCGTAAATCTCAAATGCTCAAAGAAATGCATCCAGATGTGGTGACTTTAGTTGAGCGTTATGGTCGTACACACCACCATGTAGATCTGGATGCAATTAAAACACCAGATGGTCAACCAGCTCGACAAAACCCACTTATTCTGAAAAAAGATGTTGACATAGTCAATAAAGTGGATAATTATGGTATGGAACTAATGCGGGAATGGGGAACACCTGAATCATATGTGGATCCATCCTTCAGTTTGGATGTGTTCCCAACAGGCAGAAAGGCTATACATGGTGGATAATAAAGGTTTAAATATTTTGGTAACCGGCGGTGCTGGTTTTGTTGGCAGTCATTTGTGTGAACGTCTCTATGGGATGGGTCATTCAGTATTTGCATTGGATAATTATTTTACTGGTAGTGAATTAAATCACATCACTGGTGTAAATTATATCAAAGGCTCTACTGAATCTATTAATGATATGAGATTGCCAAAGTTTGATTATGTTTACCACCTAGGAGAATATTCTAGGGTCGAACAAAGTTTTGAGGATGTTAAACTTGTCCACAAATATAATATTAAAGGAACTTTTGAGGTTCTGGAATTTGTTCGGCGCACCGATACCAAATTAATTTACTCTGGATCAAGTACTAAATTTGCGGACCCAACGGATAATTATGTAATGAGTCCTTATGCTTGGTCTAAAGCTACCAATACTGAATTGGTTAAAAAATACGGCGAATGGTATGGAATCGACTATGCAATTACATACTTTTATAATGTATATGGACCTCGTGAAATCCAGACAGGCAAATATGCAACTCTAATTGCTAAATTTGCTGATATGATGCGTCAGGGCAAAGAGCTCACTGTGGTCACTCCTGGTGATCAAAAACGTAATTTCACCCATGTCCATGATATCGTTGATGCGCTTGTACTGATTGGTGAGTACGGTAAAGGTGACGAATATGGTATCGGGCACCCTGATGCTTATTCAATCCTAGAGGTTGCTAAGATGTATGGTGGCGATATAAAAATGCTTGAGGCTCGGAGGGGTAACAGGATGTCTGCTCCAGTGGTGTCAGAAAAAACCAGAAATCTTGGTTGGGCACCCAAAAAAGATTTAAAGGAATGGATACGACAAGTAAATGTTTAGCAAATTGCTTATAAATAGTACATTACAATATGAAAAGGTTTAATTATGAAACATTTGATACTTGATTTCGAAACCTTCGGTACAGATACTTCCAGTTGTGTGGTGATTGATTGCTCTGCAATGGTATTTGATACGGAAAGGTTTTGCTCTGGATCCCCGTACACATTAGCATCTATTCGTGAACCTAAAAAGTTTAAGCTTTCGGTTTCCGACCAGGTCAAGAATTATGGGTATAAGATTGAGCAGAGCACACTCGAATTTTGGGAAAAACAACCAAAAAACGTTCGGGTAAATATTAAACCAAGAGAAACCGATATAACAGTCAAAGAATTCACAGAACAATTCTCTGACTACCTAACTCCGTTCGGTAAAATAGATCATTGGTGGACAAGATCAAATTCGTTTGATCCGCCTATTCTGTGGCGTTTGTTTGAATCACAAAAAGCACTTAATAAGGTCCATGAATATCTACCTCACTGGGCACTACGTGATACAAGAACATGGATTGATGCAAAATTGGATTATCCCAAGAAAAATGGATTTGTTCCAATTGCTGATGAGAATAAATGGAATAATACATTTATGCACCATGATAGTTCTTGGGATATTCTTGCAGATGTACTACGAATACAGGCAATTGCAAGAGCAGAAAATGATATGGAGCAAATTTAATGCAATTTCAAATAACAACAGAAGAACTAAGACCATATTCCATTATGGTGGGGACACCAATGTATGGCGCACAGGCCGGTGGCATGTATACAAAGGCTACAAATGACCTTTCAATGTTATGTACATCAGCTGGTATAAAATTAAAATATTATTTTCTTTTTAATGAAAGTCTTGTTCAAAGGGCTAGGAACTATATCGTAGATGAATTCCTTAGATCAGATTTTACTCACCTGATGTTTATTGATTCTGATATTGGTTTTGATGCTAGAGATGTATTAGGGCTGTTGGGTTTGCAGACTCAGTATCCTGACAAATATGATATTATTACGGCACCATATCCCAAGAAAACAATTGCATGGGAGAAGGTGAAGAAGGCGGCTGATGCTGGTGTCGCTGACGACAATCCTTTTGAATTGGAAAGATTTGTATCTGATTTTGTTTTTAATCCAGTTGCAGGTAAGACATCTTTTGAATTAAATGAACCAGTAGAGGTACGAGAGGCTGGGACTGGCTTTATGCTTATCCCACGAACTGTACTTGAAAAATACCGTGATGCCTATCCAGAACTTGCATATTTACCTGATCATGCTCGGACTGAAAAGTTTGATGGTAGTAGAGAAATCCATGCTTACTTTGATTGTATCATTGATCCAGAAACCAAGCGTTACTTATCAGAGGATTATTTCTTCTGTCGTAAGGCACGTGAGGCAGGTATGTCCGTATGGATGTGCCCTTGGATGAAAATAAATCATGTAGGCTCATATGTATTCCGAGGCGACATGGGCGCCATTGGATCTCTAGGTGTGGCGGCTACTGCTGATGCCTCATCAAAGAGAAAAAATTATACAAAAAAGTCAAAAAACCCATTGACAAATCAGAAAAAACGTAATAGAATGAAATAATGAAACCTCAAGGAGACCTTATATAATGAAATTTTCTGAACGCACTCTTACAATCTTAAAGAGCTTTTCACAAATCAACAAATCAATTCTTATGAAACAAGGTAATGTTTTAAAAACAATTACCCCTGAAAAGACATTGATTGCCAATGCGACCATTCCGGATACCATCCCATCAGATGCATGTATCTATGATATGTCTCGCTTTCTTTCAATTTTATCACTTTATGAAGATCCAGATGTGGATTTTAATGATAAATATTTTATTATCTCTGAGGGCAATCGTCGGACCAAATATGTCTACGCAGACATTTCAATGATCCATACACCGCCTGAAAAAGATATTACTATTCCTTCTGCCGATGTGACGGTGGATGTGAAATGGGATGACCTTCAATCTGTCCTCAAGGCAGCAGGGGTTCTCCAATTTAATGAGGTCGCATTCGTTGGTACCGACGGAAAATGTTACCTCAAGGCTATTGACAGTGCCAATGCTGGTGCCGATGATTTCGGTATTGAACTTGGCAATACTGCTGATAACTTTAATATTGTCATTAAAACTGACAACCTCAAACTGTTGCCACAGGACTACAGTGTTACGCTTTGTTCGAAAGGTATCTCTGAGTTCAAGGGTACTGATGTGACCTACTTTGTGGCAATTGATTCTAAGTCGACTTATAACAAAGGATGAGAAATATGACTGACCAAAATATGGGCCAAGGCCAAGAACAAATCGTTTTGACTATCGGCGATGTTGCGACTGTAGTGCAACTAATTGATGTCGTCACCCGCCGGGGTGGATTCCAAGGTAATGAACTTGCCAGTGTTGGCATGCTTCGTAACAAATTGGAAGCTTATGTAAATCAGGAATCTCCACAAGAGCAACCTGATGGCAGTCAGGCAGTAAATGTTGAGGTCCCACCTCAAGGTGAACTGTCCGATAAGATTGTTAGCTAACGATCTTTTGTGGGGAGGGGGTTGACTTCCTCCCCACTTTATTATATAATATGTTCTACTATATCATGATGACAAAGGTGAAAAAATGGTTGATGTTAAATCAAACGAAGTGCTGTACGTTGAAAAATACCGTCCCCAAAAAATTGCGGATACTATTCTTCCAGCTAAAACTAAAGACATATTCAATAAATTTGTAACAGATAATTCTGTTCCTAATCTACTCTTAACTGGTGGTCCAGGTGTTGGTAAAACTACTATCGCCAAAGCTATGCTTGACGAACTTGACTGTGATTATATTGTTAAAAACGGTTCACTTAACGTCAACATCGATACCCTCCGATATGAAATCTCCACGTTTGCCTCAGCGATATCCTTATCAGGCGGTCGAAAATATGTCATATTTGACGAGGCGGACTATCTCAACGCAACATCTGTTCAACCCGCACTCAGAAATTTCATTGAAGAATATTCTGCAAACTGCGGCTTTATCTTTACCTGTAACTTTAAAAACAGGATAATCTCTCCCCTCCGTTCCCGTCTGTCTGAAATTGACTTTTCGATTGAAACATCGGAACGACCAGCTCTTGCAGCACAATTCTTTAAACGTGTGATGACAATCCTTGACATGGAAAATATTTCATATGATAAAAAGGTTGTCGCAAAGGTTATTGAAAAACACTTTCCAGACTTTCGTCGTGTATTAACCGAGTTACAATCCTATGCGGCATCTGGTTCCATTGATGAAGGTATCTTTGTAAATATCAAACAAGAATCTATTGACGAACTGTTCCGTTTACTCAAAGGTAAAGACTTTACCAATATGCGTAAATGGGTTGCTAATAACTCTGATCAAGATATGAACGAGATGTTTCGTCGTATCTATGATATTGCAAATGATAAGGTTGAATTCCGTAGCCTCCCTGGATTTGTTGTAACAATGGCCGATTATATGTACAAGGCTAATTTTGTTGCTGATCTAGAGGTTAATATGGTTGCCTTCCTTACTGAGGTAATGATCGAATCAGAGTTTAAATAATGCTAAAAGTTAAGTGCTTCTTCTGTGGTAATAAGGCTGGTCGTAAAGATTGTTTTACTATAAATATGGATACACTGGAAGGAAAGCATAAGGTCAACGTATGCCCAAAGTGTGCTAATGAATTTGACGATATTATGAAGGAATTGGAGATTGTAATTGAAGAACGAAATAACACCATTTGATTTTATTAAGGCGGCATCTGAGACTAAAAAGGACCTTATTCACGAAAGTGAAAATCCAGACCTCATCGAAAAACAGTATACGCCATACATTGTAAACCGCGGGTTTGCAAACTTCAATGATACTGTACTGCATGCTAACGAAATGAACATGCGATCGCATTTATTTCCGGACGCACAATTCCAATACTATCGTTCGGCCCTACGTAAACGAAAACGTTGGTCCAAATGGCACAAAGCAGATAAAAATAAAGACCTTGATGCAATCCAAAATGTGTACTCATGTAACCGGACGGTCGCAAAACTTTACTTGAAAGCTCTTTCAAAAGAACAACTTGCATCCGTTCATGATAGATTAGTTACTGGAGGTACTTCGAAATGACTTA